TATATGTATATACCAAAAAATAGTTTTACTGATAGGGGTAAGGACTTTTCTGTGCGCTGTGTATTTCAAATTTGGACTAGAGAAAATATTTTGGAAGATTTGCGAATTTTAAAAGCTCCGCCAATTAAACATGAAGATTTTAATATTTGGCAATATAATGCTACTCCAGAAGCAATGAAATATATAAATGAAAATTGGAAGTATGCTATCTATAGACAGGGATATAAAGATTATCATCGGCTTTTTACTAGAGAAGAATATGCCATTGTGAAGGAACAGATGGAAAAGAATATACAATTCTTTTTCATTGAACCATTATGCGCGCGAGCAGAACAATTTATTCATAAAGCCGATTTTGAAGAATTAGCAGAAAGAAATACTTCAACGCCTGGATTTGGAAAGGCAGATTTTGTATCATATTATTTACAATGGATACGAGATTTTAATAATTGACAAATAGTATATTTTATGTTATAATAAATAAAAAGAAAGGAGAATGGTTATGACTGATATTCAAGTAATTATCTTTTTTATTGTATGCATATTGTTTACTATTGTTATATGGCAAAGACTTGGAATGTTTGATAATATTATTTATAAAATAAAGTATATATTTAAGAAACCTAAATATCTAATGTAAGATTAAAAAGAAAGGAGTGAGAGGATGATTAAAAACGTAGACTTTCAGCATACTATTGAAGACGCATTTCTAAAATATGGCGCGTCGATTGCGCAAGAACGTTCATTACCAGATGTTAGAGATATGCTTAAAATTGGTTTGCGGCAAGGTCTATATGCGCAGTTTACCAACAAACTCACTCATAAAGACAAGTTCCAAAAGGCTCAGAAGAGTGTGGCCGCAGCTATGTCTCAATCATATGTCCACGGTGATGTAGCAATGTATGACGCACTCATACGAGCAGCACGGCCTTGGTCAAGTCGCTATCCGCTTGAAGATGTACAAGGTAGTTATGGCAATCCGTCATCTCCTGATAGTCATGCGGCCGCTCGATATGTAGAAATGAGAGCTGGCGCGATTGCTGACTTTATGTTTGATGGCCTCAAGAAAAATGCCGTTACCGAATGGTATGATAACTATGATAGCACTGAAAAGATTCCATCTGTATTCCCATCAATTGGTTATTGGAATATTGTAAATGGCTGTCAGGGTATAGCGGTTGCTATGGCTACTTCTGTACCGCAGTTTAACCTTAGAGAAGTAAATAACGCTCTTATTAAGATTATTCAGAATCCAGAAGTATCATATGATGATATTTATTGTGCGCCCGATTTTGCTACTGGTGGTACTATTACTAATGCCGCAGAAGTTAAGGAAAGCCTAAGAGTGGGTAAAGGAAAATCTATTCGTTTGCGCGCAAACATTAAGTTTAATCCTAAGGAGAACATGCTTCAAGCCACTGAACTCCCATATGGTGTATTCACAAATACAGTAATGGATCAGCTTGCGGCTTTAGTTAATGATAATCCAGAGTATGGAATTGATAAAGTTATAGATCATACCAAAAAGGAAGCAGATATTCGTATTTATCTTTCTAAGGGACAGAACTCTGATAAAATGATTGCTAAGCTTTATCATGATACTTCATTAGAAAGTCATTATTCTATCAATATGATTCTATTGGATCAAGGACGTTTCCCAAAGGTGTTTGGATGGCGTGAAGCCTGCGATGCGTATATTGCGCATATTAGACAGTCTAAGCGCAATATAATTCAATTTGATCTTGATAAGGCACTTGCGCGCGAAAATATAATCAACGGATTAAAAATAGCGGCGGCAAGCATTGATGAAGTTATCGCTATTATCCGTTCTTCGCATGATTCAGAAGAAGCGTCTACTAAGCTAATTGCTCGTTTTGGTTTTAATGTTGAGCAGGTTAAAGCTATTTTGGCAATGAAATTGAGTAGTCTAACAAAAATTGATGCCATAAAATTAGATAATGAGCTAGCAGAAATTACCGTGAAAATATCTGACTATAGGTACTTACTATCAGAACCTTCCGCATTAAATAATGAGTTAATTAAAATTTTACAGGAAGTAGCAGATAAGTTTGAATCTGCCAGAAGAACACAAATTACGAATATTCTTGGCGATGAAGAAGAACCAGAAGAAATCCAAGAAGAGGATATGATTGTCCTTAAAAACGGTAATACTATTAAGGCAATTAAAAAAGATGTTTCACGAGGAAAAAGAGGAGCTGCACAGCAAAGTATCTATACTACGAATATCGGTCATCTTACTTTAATTACTAGTGCTGGAAAGATGTATAATGCGCCAGTAAGTAAATTAAAGCATGATAAAGATTTCAAAATTAATGAAGTTTTTGAGTGCGGAGCAGAAACCCCGCTACTGCTCATTGATACTTTAAGCTTTAATGCTTATCAATCAATGACTTGCATTACAAAGCACGGTTATATTAAAAAGAGTTCTATTCATGAATATCTTACTCGTTCAAAGAAAGGCGTCGCTGTAATTAAGTTGGAAGAGGACGATTCAATCGTATCTATTCTTTTAAGTAGTGATGATGATGATAAAGTAGTTATTGTTAGTAGCAACGACTATTATAATTGTTATCCACTTTCAGAAATAGGTTATACTGGACGTCTTACTAAGGGCGTTAAAGCAATTAAGCTTGGGAAGAACGAATATGTTAAGGAAGCCAAATGGACAGGCGATTCTAAATATCAGAATACCGGACGAGCGGTAAAAGGAGTAAAATATGCATAATCAGTATATTACCTTATTCAAAGAACTTGCTTAGGCCACTGCGGCCGCGGCAGAAACTGTTATGGATTATGATCGTGAGAAAAACGACGAAGAAGGCTTAAAGACAGCTACTATTATGCGAGATGATTTTTAGGCTCTTGCAGAAAAAATTAATAGCACAGAAAATTATGTGTTAAATAAAAATGATGCAGCTAAGTTATTAGTTGGCGCATTAGTACAGACTCGACAACTGCAAACAAAGATTGATTCTTTAAAGAAAACTTTGGACGGCTACAATACAGATATTGTACCAAAATTAGAAACAGTTATTGATGCCGAAAATGATGAAGCCGCAATAAAAATTGCTGAAGAAAAGTTTATAATTTCTGACAACTAAATATTTGACTATTTTTCAATTTTAGTGTATAATAATATCGTAAAAAGGAAAAACCACAATAAGTGGTAATTAAAATGAAAAAGTGAGGTAAAACAACATGAGTATTAACAGTGAAAAGGTGCTTAATTTTCTAAAGGAACATTATGGTGAGGTATTTTCAAAGCAGGAAATCGCAGATGCCCTAGGTATTTCCCTTAGTTCTGTAATTGGTTCAATCAATCCTCTTGAGAAGAAGGGCTATTCTAGGATCGCTCGTGAGGATGTGGTAGAACTCGAACCAGCTACCGAGACTCGTAAGGCCAAGACGAAGACTATCAAGTATCATACTCTAACTGAAGAGGGTCTAGCTTATGATCCAGTTGCAGAAGCGGCAGAAAAGGCAGCAGCAAAGCAGGCAGAGCGTGAGCGTAAGGCCGCAGAACGTGAAGCAGCTCGTGCAGCGAAGCAGGCTGAGAAGGAAGCAGTTTAATTAAATAATAAAATTGAATAGAATAGAATAAAATCGAAGCAAAAGGAGAAAATTAAATGAAGAGTGTAAATATTCAGGCAGGTAATAAGATTAATCTTGCAGGTATTCTAATGGATGTTGCCCCAGGTAGTGGTAAGCTATCTGATGGTCGTCAGTATAAGAGGGCGACAGTAACCGTTCGTGTAACCCAGACATATGGCGGTCGTACCGAGACCAGTGATATTCAGGTCGGTATGTTCGCAACCGAGTTCACTTCTACTGGTAAGCAGAATCCAGCTTGGAAGAGTCTGATGGATCTTGAACACATGAAGACCGCGCAGAATGTTGGTATTGATGCCGCATCTCGTGTACGTCTGACTGGCGCAACCCTACAGGAAAATAACTTCGTTTCTCGTAATGGTCAGCTGATTAATGGTTGGCAGATTCGTGGTTCATTTGTAAATGAAGCAAAGGTTAGTGATATTGCTTCTTTCGTAACTGATATTTTTATTATGTCGATGGACGATGAAGTTGATCGTGATGGCGATACAACTGGACGTCTAAAGATTCGTGGTGGAATTGTACAGTATGGCGGCCGACTTGATGTTGTTGATTTTATTGTTGAAGCGCCAGATGTTGTTGAATATATTCAGCGTCATTGGGAAGTTAATAGTACCGTGACCGTAAAGGGTCGTATCCGTGTTCTTTCTCAGGAAGAGGAAGTTCATTCTAGTGGTTGGGGTGAGGACATTCCAGAGACTACTACTCACTTTGTTCGTGAGCTTATTATCACCACAGGTGATGATGAACCAAAGGAAGATGAGTTCGCATATGATCCAGTTGAAATTAAGAAGGCGTTTAATGAGAGGAAGGCAATGATTGAGCAGATGCAGATCAATGCGCGGACAATGGCTTCCAAGCAGGGCGCGGGTAGTGCTAATGCGGCAGAAGCTTCCTCTAAGAAGTATGATTGGGAGTAAGGCGCGAGCCTTACTTTCCTTTCCTACTAATGGAGGTGAGTTAAATGGCGGATATTGACATTTTTAGTATCGAGCCTAGTAAGATCAGCCGGGACCTTAAGGGGAAGTTTCTATTAATCTATGGTCAGCCTAAGACTGGAAAATCAACATTTGGTAGTCAATTACCTCGTTCACTATTCATGAACTTTGAGCAGGGTACAAATGCTTTGGCTGGTATTCGTAGTGTTCCAATTCTTCGTTGGACTGACGCAAAGAAGGTTCTTACACAGCTACGTAAGCCACAGGCAAA